TTGTCGTAGTGCCTGAAGTGACTGCCTTAATAGTTGTCTGACCTGCTCCAATCCGAATAACATTGATAATTGTGCCAGTCGGGAATGCGACATTGGCATTAGTTGGAATTAAAAAATCATTCGCACCAGCAACGGACATCGTGACAAGCTTTTGATCTGCATCTGCCAGCACCACTGTATAAGTTGCAGTTTGTGCATTTAGAGTTACTTTTGAACCAGCGGCATAATCGTAAGAAAGAGTTAAAGCGCCACTTGTGCCGCCACCAGTCAAAGGAGAGTTTGTATTAACTGCCGTTATATCACCTACATCATTAGCAACCCAAACAAAATCTAAATCGGCATTTGAATTCTTGGCAAGTATCTGACCGCTAGTCCCACCCTTCAAATCCAGAAATGAGGTATCTACCCCATTGCCCAAAGTTCTAATGGCTAACGCGCCATCTTTGACTAGGTCAGTATCGGCAGGGGTTGTCCATCCGAAATTTGCTGTTGTTGGCATATTTTCTCCTTAGGTCACTATTGTAGCGTTTAGCCAGTCCAAAGTTGGGCTGATTGTATTCCAAGTCTCCAAGCTTGAAACTGAATTCCATCGGTAGGTCTGAAGGCTAAAAGCAAGAGGGGATAGATTCATCGTAAGTTCTAATCGACCTAAACTTGCTGTCCAAGTCCAACCCTCTACAAAACCTTGGAACTGGCCATTAACCATATTAAGCGGCAAATTACTGATATTCACCGGCATACCCATAAATACATTTAATAAACTATCGCGGTCGCTATTGTCTATTTCCGAGCTTGCAATCGGAAAAGTTATCTGTTTAAAGGCAAATTGAGGATATGCGCGAATAAGCAAATAGAAGTCTGCTTGGTCTTCAGCGTCAGCTTGATGGCGAAGGGTAGTAGATATAGTTGAAGCCAATTGCCCATAAAAAGAAATAGAATCGGCATCTGAAGCGCTGACTTTTGCGCTACCAGTCCCATAACCGACTGTGATTGCGTTCCGAACATCGCCAGAGCGCTGGACTATTGAAAGAGCTGGGCCAATGGCGTGATTGCCATCAAGATCAACATAGCCATTAGTAGCTAGGTATTGACTGCGGTGCGTTGAATCGGCATACCCAATACGACCCTGAGCATCTTCGTAAAGATAGCCAAGCCCGCTAGTGGCATATCTTGAAGCTAAATTATAAACTGTGTCATTGAGACCAGTCTCAGAGTGCAGCTCATAATCTCCCGGAGTATCAATCTCACCTAATCCAGTATTTTCTGCATCCAGCCATTGTGTAGTTGCGTTATAGCCTGCCCAAGTTTCGGCTGCTGGCACTTCATTCCATTGATTTAAAAGAACTGTGCTAAGTAACTCTAATATGCGGTCACCATCAAATTGATGAGCAAAGTTGCCAGTATAAACTGCTCTATTTAATCTGGCTAAAGCTCCTACTGCAACCATTCTAATTTGCTGACTAGTAGCAGTTGATCCTGAAGTCTGAACGCTAATGCCTAAATCTGTAATAAAGCCGCCAAAGAGATTTACATAGGTTGCAGTAGAATCTTGCACCTCAATTGTGACTGCATCATTTATTTCATAAGGTATTGCTGCTTCTGCTGTTTCAATAAGTGTCACATTGCAATAGCCTGCAACTGGCTGAGTATAAATATCGGTGCGGCCTGAGGTAATAGTAAGACCGCTAAGGGTTGCGCCTGTAACTGTATTGCCAGCCACTTTAACGCGATAAGTAGGATTCCAACTTGTCATAAGCCGCTTAGTTGTTGTGCGCCTGCGCCAGTTCGAGAGTTGCTATTGTTTAAAGCTAAAACTACCGCTCTAGTAAATCCTTCTTCATCTATAGCACTAGGAGCATTGACATTTATAGTAATTGGTTGGCCAGCTGCATCGGCTCTACGCACATTGCTTACATCAAAGCCAGTTGGAATAGCTAAATTAGCGCCACTTAATCCAGATGGGAAGCTAGGCATTGTGCCTGTTACATTTGGATTTGCTGATGATTGTGTGCTGGAATTTGTGAAAGTAGGAGTAACGACATTTGGTACGGACGGAGTTCCGCTGCTTGCTGAAAGTCCAAATGGCAAAGAACCGCCTGTGACTGTGTTAGACCCAGTAGAGTTACTTTGCGTAAAACCGGGTTTAGGAATTAGGCTAATATCTGGCAAAATAGGTATTTTGTTATAAGCTCTGATTAAAGCATTAATGCCATCTATTGCCGCTCCGACCGCACTACTGATAAAGCTAGTTACTTTTGAGATAATTGTTATAGTAGCGCCTGCTATTTTGCCAACTGTTTCTAATGCGTTTCCAAAGGTGTTAATCAAAACTGGTATAACAAAGTTTTTCAAGAAAGCTACAAATTTCTCAAAGCCTTCTCGGTTGTTCTCTATTGCGTCTTGGATTGGCTTTAGTGCTCTGTCTTTAAATTCAATAAATTTTGGTATAGCGGTGTTAATTACATAATTCAAAGTCTGTTGCAGGATTGGCAATAATCTTGCTCCGATAGATTCCTTAGCTTCATCAAAGCCGACTTTTAATCTAGCTATTTGACCTTCAAGGGTATTGGCTTGAGTTGTAGCTGCACCGCCAAAGGTGTCAGCAAGTTGCTTCATTGTGCCTTCGAGACCAAGCGACTTTATCTCTGCCGCGGAAAGTCCTACCCCTAAACGACCAAGAGCGCCAGTATTTCCCTCGTATGCTTTACCTAAGGCGTTAGCTACTGACTCAACGCTTTTACCAGTAGCCGCAGAAATATCAAGAGCTAAATCTAAAAGCCCTTGTGATTTTGTTACATCACCAGTAGCAATTGCTAAACGCTGCAAAGCTGGGCGTAGTTGATCATCAGCGACCCCTGTGGCTAAAGAAGTCTTTAGGATTTGTTGTTCTATTGCAGCTATTTGAGCATCGGTAGCTCCAGTAACATTTTTAATAGCATTGGCTAAACGAAGCTGGGCAGCCTCATCTTCAATGGCTGCCTTGACGCCATCAACGGCTAGCTTGACTGCATAGGCCGCTGCTGCTGCTGCTGCTGCTGCAAAAGCGGCTGCTGCAACCTTGCCAAACTTCTCTAACTTACCGCCAAAGCCTTCAACTTCTTTTTCTGAGCCTTTTATATCTTGGACAAATTGTTTCGTCTCCGCCAAGATTTCAAGTTTTAAAGTTCTATAATCTCTAGCCATTTATTGAGTCCATTTCTTAATAATGGAATTTGCTACGACTTCCCATTTCTTAGTCAATTCAGGCTGTATCTTGCGCAAAGTTGGATAAATGAACCATCCGCGCGAACCTGAACCATATCTCCCTGACCAACTTGGAAATTGGCGATAGCGATTAGATCCAAATTCATAACCTGCCCAGAGTTTTTGTGTGCTACCGCCACCAGAAAAACGCTGACCAGCAAAGCCCAAGTCGATTCTTCCAGTTTTTGAGGATACTGAAACTTTTGCTCCGTCTGCAATTCGGACGGCAGCTGTTTTTCCTTTTGTTCTGCCTCTGGCGCTAGATTTAATTTCAGATAATGCAAAACGCGCAAAATCAGCAGCTGCGTTCCGAGCTTCACTAACTGCTTCATCGCCCATAAGAGTGAAGGCTTTTGCGAGTTTAGCAAGTTCGCGTCTGTTATACGCTTCAACTTGCTCCTCGGTTGGCATTACGCTCCTTTAATATATCTATGGCCGTTAATACTTGGTCAATGTCAGTCCAGTAAGTCATCGGTATCCCAGTTGCGATAGCAATCTCAATGATTAGTCGGTTGATGCTTCCGGGCTCGTAACTTTTGGGCTTTCATCTCCAATCGTCATTTCCTCAACTGTCAGCTCCCAAATCTCTTGGGACTTGGTTGGCTTCCCTGCTGCCTCGCGCTTATACGCAAAGTAGGCAAGATCTAAGAAGTCCGCTTGCTGGTAAGCCGTTATATCCTTCATCGAATAAATCGACTTACCAGTTTTGCGTTCCCACTTAGCCCATTCTGGCAAGCCAGCTTGGTAAGTAACTGATTCGCCTGAGCTGTATTTAATTGTGATTGATATTTTCATAGCTCCCGATGCTCCGATCTCTTAGCTGAAGGTCTCTGTTGGAGTTCCAATTACTGTCATCGTCCAAGTGTCGGTAAGTGCTCCGGGAG